AACTAATCCAAGTAATATTGTTTTCTTAGAAGCTGATATTATCTATGAATATACTTTTTAGCATACACTTATATCCCCCTCAGCATCTTTGTGGTGCAGAGATGATGGCTCATAGAATAATTAAACACTTACAAAGCAAAGGGCATCACGTAAGAGTGTTGCTGCATCAAGCTAATCACTATAAGATTACAAATAACTATTGCTACGATGGTGTGGATGTATTTCCTCCTACTGCAATAGTTGTAGATAATTTATTTAGATGGGCTAATTGTGTGTTTACACATTTAGACTATACAAGATGGACAATAGGAATGGCTGCGATGTTTAGAAAGCCATTGTTTCATCTTATCCATAATACTCACTTATATCCTGAGATTGAGAATGCAGAAACTTCTCAACATATAGTGTATAACTCTTTATGGGCAAAAGACAAATTGGGTTATAAATGGAGTAACTTTATACTTACACCACCAGTTGATTATCGTGATTATGAAACAAATGTAGAAACGATTGATAATCAATTTATTACACTTATAAACTTGAACGAGAATAAAGGTGTAAAGATATTTGAAGAGATAGCAAAGGCAATGCCTAATAAAAAGTTTTTAGGTGTAAAAGGTTCTTATGGTGACCAAGAGGTTTCAAACTTGCCAAACATTACTTATATTAACAAAACTACTGATATACTTTCCGTTTATAGGCAAACAAGGATACTGTTAATGCCGAGTGCTTATGAGAGTTGGGGAATGACTGCAACAGAAGCAATGAGTAGTGGGATACCAGTTATAAGCAGTGAAGCAGAAGGGTTGAAAGAAAATTGTGGCAAGGCTGGTATATTTATAAAGGATAGAAATGATATTCAAAGCTGGGTTAAAGAAATTACGAAACTTGATGATGCCAAAGCCTACGCAGCAGCATCTAAAAAAGCAAAAGCAAGAGCAAGAGAACACGACCCAAGAAAAGCACTTGATCAATTTGAGCAATGGCTCAGAGAAGAAGTTAATAAATACAACGGATAAGTATGGCGATTTATATAGATAGTATCATAGTAACCGCTGATGCAAGTGTAGAGCCAGTGAGCCGCACACAAGCTAAAGATTGGATGAGAATTAGCTATAATACTGATGATACTTTGATTGATGAATTAATTACAAGTGCAAGAAAGCATTTGGAGAAATTAACTGGCTTATCACTTGTCAATAAGACAATTAAGAGCTATATTGAACTAACTGGAGAAGTTCCAGCAGTTTGGATGGTAGATTTGCCATACGGACCACTTGGTTGTGTTGACTTGGTAAGATATAAGAGTGGCATAAACCTATGGGATACATTGGATGTGAACGAGGACTATGAGAAGATTGGTAATAAGTTGTGGTTCTATATGGCTGGTACTTATGAGATTACTTACCAAGCTGGGTATGGTAGCATCCCAGCAGACTTGGAGAACGACATCTTAACACTTGTGGCTTGGATGTACGAGAACAGAGGTAAGAAGATGAACGCTGATCCTAAGCAAAGTATATCACAATATCCTTTCTGGGATGGTCTAAACTATCATCAATATAAAAAAGTAGTTATATAGTGGCTAATAAGAAAGTTAATATGAGTGCTTTTAATAAATCTATGAATAGCATAGAGAAAGCATTTATTGAAAGACTTGATAAGATTGAAAAGGCATTTGTTAAAAGTATGCAAGATATGGAGAAGGAAGCACTTGCTGCTGCTCCAGTAGAGGATGGAAGATTATATAGTTCTATAAACTATAAAGAAGTTGGTAAATTATCCTATGAATTAAGAGCCGATGCACCTTATGCTGCTTATGTAGAGTTTGGAACGGGTAAGTATTATAAAAGTGACTATCCAGGTAGGAACGATGAATATTTTAGTGGCATCGCAAGTAAGTTTAAAAAAACGGGAACTGGAACTACACCATCAAATCCGTTCTTTTATCCAACTGTGACAAAAAACATACCAAAATTGAAAAATAAAATAAAATCAATACTAAGCAAAAATGCTTGATTGTAGTAATAATGTGAGAGTGATTTATGTAAATTCCTTAAATGGCAATTTGTCTTACAATGGCAAGGATGTGCCAGTGTACGGACAAACTCCATTTGATACTACACCACAAAACTACGTAGTGATAGGTAATATAACTGAGACAAGTGACAATACCAACCATTCATTTGGTAACAATGTAGAAGTAGTGGTTGATATATTTAGTGAGCAATATAGAATAAATGACTTAGGAGTAGTAGATAATATTGCATCACAAATTTTAAATATACTTATTCCTAATCCAGCAATAGCTGGTTTTAGCGATACATTTTTTCAGGTATTCCCACTTGGGAGAACAAGTTCAAGATACTTGCCATTACAAGATGGCGATAATTATGTAGCAAGAAAAATTATAACAATAAACAATTTAGTTAATCAAAAATAGAAAAAACAATGGCACAAATTTTAGGAGCTAATCAAAACGTTGAAATAGACGTAGCTGGTGGTACATCTTTCGTAAGATTAGTATGCTTACGTTCATCTTCAGTAAACACAACTATGGATGCAACAACTGAGCAGACTAACTGCGGAGTATTAACTTCACCTTCAGAGCCTCAGATGGCAGTTGACTTTGATGCAATTTGCGAAAGCGCACCAGGTTCTTTATCACCAACAGCAATTTCTTATGAAGATTTATTGACTGCAATGGTTGCTAAGACTCTTGTTAACGTAAGAGTACAAAGCCCAGTATTTAGTGGTTCATCTTATGGTGCAGTTTATTATCATCAATTTTATGGTTATATTACTGACCTTACCTTGAATCAATCTTCTACTGAATTTATCAACTTCTCTGGAACAATCCAATCTTCTGGTGCTTTGGATGTTTCTGCATAATTTAACTTATGAACTATACTACTATTACTATTAACGACCAAAAGGTTGGATTAAAATTTGGGATGGCTTCGTTTAGATATTTGTCTGATAAGTTTAAAGATGGCATCTCTTTCGAAAATGGCGAACTAAATGAGATTGGAGTAGCACACTTGGTTTATAGTGGCTATTATAATAACTGCCTTGTAAAAGGCGTTTTGCCTGAAATGACATTTGAAAACTTAGTAGACTACATCGAAACTAATATAATGAAGAATGAGTTTTTAGAAGAACTCAAAAACATTATAAAAGTTTGGGGTGAGAGCGATATGATTAAAAGTAATGTTGCAGCAGCCGAAGAAGTAGATGATAAGGCAAAAAAAAAGAGTTCACGTGGGAGGAAATAGAGGCTTACGCATTTGGTGAGTTGCAGCTTCTCCCTCGTGATTTCTTTGATATGAGTCCACGACATTTTTCTCTTATGATGAAAGGTTATAATGAGAAAAAAGTAGATGATTATAAGTTAACAAGACTATTGATGTTTACAATGGTGAGGCTGATGGGCGATCCTAAGACTGCACCAAAGACACCAGAGGCATTGTGGGAATTACCAGGTGATGAGGTTAAGAAGCCTACTGATGAAGAGTATAGAGAAGTCTTTAATAGATTAACAAAATGGCAGAAAACGTAAATGCATTAATATTACCCATTGGAGCTGATGCAACTCAGTTTAAAAAGTCTATTAAAGAAGTTGAAGATAGAATACAAGAGTTATCTTCTACAATAAAAAATACACCATTTAATTTAGTTTCAGAAAAGCAAAAACTAGAACTAAACGCATTAAAAGAAACATTAGTAGAATTACAAACTGATGTAATTAATACTGGACAAGCATTTGATAAAAATTCTGCATCTGTAAAAAAAGCAGGAAGAGCATTAACGAGTTTGTCTTTAATAGCCCAAGATGCTCCATTTGGATTTATAGGAATACAAAATAACTTACCTGCATTAATACAATCTTTTGGTGATTTAACAACCACAAGCGGTGGTGTTAAGGGAGCTTTATCACAAATTGGTTCAGCTTTAATAGGACCAGCTGGTTTATTTTTAGCATTTAGTGCAGTTACAGCAGCAGTAACATATGCAATTAAAGAATATGGTTCATTATCAAATGCGGTAGATGTATTATTTGGTGCTAATTCAAATGCTATAAAATCCCAAAATGATTTTAACAAAGCATTATTAGATGCAGGAAGTAGCACTGGAGCGCAAATTGCAAAAATAAATATTCTTGTAAGAACAATACAAAACGAAAATACTTCACAAAAAGATAGACTTGCTGCATATAGGGAATTAAAAAGAGTAAATCCTGATGTAGTTGCAGGTATAGATGAACAAAATTTATCTACTGCAAAAAGCATTAAATTAATTGGTGAAAATGCAAAAGCGCAGTTAGAATTTATAAAATTACAAACTAGAGCTACTGCAATATCAAAAACTTTAGATGGATTAGAAGGTAGAAGGTTTGAGGCAAATGGAAAATATAATGCAGCTAGAAAAGAACAAATCAATCTAGAAGAAAAGTTAGCTGCAATAGATCAGAAAAAAGCATTAGGTAGGGCATTAAATTCTCAAGAAAGAACGCTTGATGCTCAAAGAAAATTAGTACAATTAGACTATGCTCAAAATGTAAAAGAAGCTAGAGATGAAATATCTCAAATAACAACTGAACAAGAGAATTGGTATAAGTCATTAGAGCCTTTAATTGGGGGCATTTCAAAAATATCAAGTGAGGCAGAAACATTAAATAATAATTTAAAAGATTTAAGAGATACACAAAAAGATTCAGCAAAGGATACAAGTAAAGAAGATGCCGAATGGGAAAGAATGCAAGGTTTGATTGCAAAATCAAATGAAAGACTTGCTGAATTTTACGCAAAGCAATTACAAATACAAGCAGACAAAAATCTGCAAAATAAGTTAAAGGCTGATGCTGATGCTTATAAATTACTTGAGCAATCAGTACTTGGTGCTAACGAAGCTAATGCACAATTTGGATTAGGATTGCAAAATCAAATTCAAGGTATAGATACAACATACGCAAATGCGGCAATAGCAACTGGACAAATAATACAAAGGTTTAGAGATGCTCAGATGTCTGGTGCAAATGAATTTGCAAGAATACAAGAGCAAATAAAAAGTTTTGATAAATTAAAATCATCAATAGAATCAAACTTAACTAAACCTTTTAGGGATTTTTTTGATGAATTATTAACAAGTGGTAAAGTATCTTTTGATGGCTTTGTTGAATTAGCAAAAGATGCATTTAAAAGAATTTTAGCACAAGCTATTGCAAGTGGTATTGCTAATTTAATTGCATCATTATTATCTGGTGGTGCAACTGCTGGAATAGGTAAATTAGGGGTAGCTTCAGGAATATCTGGTATACTTAGTGGTTTAGGAAAAACTGGCAGCTTATTTGGCTCTGCAAATTTTAGTGGAGTACAAGGTGGCTCAATGCAAATGGCTGGTTCGGTTAATTTACAATTAAGAGGTAGTGATTTGGTAGCATCTATAAACAGAACAAATTCAACAATTAACAGAGTTGGCTAAAGCATTAAAATATAGAGTAGAGTTTTATAGCAAAGAGGGTACTTTGTGCCAAGTTGACTTTCGTTATGAAGGCTATACTGCTGGTATAGTATATAATTTAGATGGAGGTGCAAGACCATTTGTATTAAAAGAGTTTAATAATGATGATGAGTTATTTAAATCAATCAGACCATTACTTGCGGAAATTCAAATAGTGACCAATTCATCATCTGTTAATATAGAAGATTTTTTGGCAGATCAAGATACTGACATAGAAGTAAGGTTTTGGTATAATGGTGTTATTTATTGGAGTGGATTTGTATTGCAAGACGATTTCCAAGAAGTTTATGAGGACCAAAATCACATTCTTATAATTACTGCGAGTGAGGCATTAGGATTATTAAAAGATAGGCAACTATCTGATGAAGGTGTTGAAATACAAGATAAAAAAACACCTTTTGAATTGATAGAGTTTTGTTTGCAAGATACTTCTAAACCTATTGTAGATTATACATTGATTAATAATTTGTATCACACAAGTATGACAAGTACTCTACCTGATACATCTTTGAACCAATGCTTAATCGACCCAAGAACATTTGAAACATCTCCAAGAACTTATGAGGATTGTTACACAGTTCTTGATAAAGTTAATACTGCATTTAATCAAAATATTTTCCAATATGAAAATAGGTGGGTAATACAAAGAATAGAGGATCTATACACAAGTGGTAATTTAAGAGGGTATAATAAATTAAGTGGAGTATCAACATCTTTTAATAAAAGATTTGATATAGAAGTAGGAGCAAATAGTGAAGTAAAACCTATTGCTCCACAAATGCTTAGATTTATCAATCGTAAGCCAAAAGAGACTATTGTAAAATTTAATTATGATAGACTTGCAGAGGTAATTAAAAATAGTTCATTTTCAAGGGGTAACTTACTTGCTACTTATCCAAGTGATAAATTATACGAAGTAAATAATTGGTTACTTTTCCCAGGTATTGATAAACCAGAAAGATATGAAATATTTGAATCTAAATTTGGTGCATTAATTGACAACTATGTAAAAGTACCTCAAATATCTCCAACAGTTAATTACATGTTAAGTGAACCAGTATTTATTAATATTGGTGAAAAAATTAACTTTTCTATTGATTTTAAATATGAATTTGGTTTTGGCACAAAACAAAGATTAAATATTGCTCAAGTACAAATATTTTCATCTCCTCTTTTATATGTATTAAACGAAGATGGTAATTGGCAAGTATCATCACCAAGTTCAAGTGATATTGATGTTGAATTCAATGGAGGTGATAATGTTATACCAAATGAATGGAATAGTATACAAGTTGATTCTTTACCAGCACCAATAAGTGGAGAATTAACAGTCTATTTATATTGTGATGTTACTGGAGAACCTATAAACTCTATATTATTTAAAAATTTTCAATTTGAAATAACTAATAGAGCTGATGGTTATATTGAAGGGTTAACTGGTATTGAAGCAAAATTTGTAAAGACTCAAAATTTAAAAAATAATAATAATTACGACCTATATTTAAATGATTATATATCAGAGTCTTATAAAGGATTAATTTATGAGATGGATGGTGTAACACCAACTGACTTTGAGTGGTATAGATACAGATATAGTGGTGAAAGACAATCATTTAAAAAACAAAATGCAATAGCACATTGGTCTCACGACAGATACGACAGAGACAAAATTGATGTGGCATTTTATGGGTTGACTTGGAATGATGCTGGTACTAGCAGGACAATAGGTTTGCTTAATACAATTAAATTTGTTGATGACATACCAAATAAAATATTTTACATATCTAATTTAAAAGAAATTGACTTTTATAATGCAACTTGGCTTGCTACAATAGAGGAAGTGTGGGATGAGTCAAGAGATGGAGCTGCTGGCATATCAAGGTCATTGACATTAAATGCGACAACAGGCACATTTCCAAATACATCAATAGTGCCATACGATGCTTCTGCTAACCCTGATTTTGTAGTTGCTGGGGATGGTACAATTATTTATAGAGGTGCGCAACCTATAACAGAGACTTTAACTATTAGCTTATCCGGTAATTTTATATCATATATTGGTGCAACACCAGTTGCAGTAGAGTTCTACGTTAAGCAAAATGGTACAACAATTAAAACTCAAGCATTCACAATTAGTGGAGCTGCTCCATTTCCATTCTCTGTAAACTTATCACCAACTGGTACATATACAATAAATCCACAAGATGAGTTTGAGGTTAGCTTTGATGCAACTGAGGTTGGTAAAAGCATAACATCTATTCAGTTTACAAGTGGTACATTTAACGTAAGCAGTTATGATATACCAAATACTTTAAACTACGATCCATACATAGAAAAATATCTTTTTAAATAATGGCAGATACATTAAAAGCAGAAGGGTTAGTTATAGCGGCTATGGATGGCAGTGGCAATGTCTATCCATTTGCTTGTGCTACCAATTCTAGTATAACAATAAGTGGTGAGACATTAGAGATAGCTACTATATCTAATAATGCATTTAGGTCATTTGTAAGTGGCAGACAATCATTCACAATTAGTGGCTCTGGGCTTGCAAAAATGACTGAAACAAGTATGAATGGTATCAATTTTTTTGATAACTTTATAACTGGTACGAATACAAAATTTAAGTGTTTTTTAGACTTAATTGACAATCAGAACAACTATCAGTCTTATGAATTTCAAGTTATTATAACTTCACTTACATTAGACTCTACTTACGGAACTTTCCCTACATACTCTTATACTTTACAAGGAGCAAGTCCTATAACGGATACACTTATTAGAGATCAAGATGTTGTGGCGAGTGGCAAAGTGACTGCTGCTGCTGGTAGTGAGCCAGGAGGTATTTATAAACTTGTGGCAGTAGGTTATGGTGGCAAATGGTACTTTAACTACTCAGTTACACTTGATGGTGTAACACCGATAATAAATTTAGGAGCTTCATTAAACGGAACAACTGTAACACATTGTTACACGGCAATATAAAATCAATAATTATGAAAGAAATGTTAGAAAACGTAAAGACAAGCCTTTTCGGAGCGGTAGCTGGTTTACCTATGATTTGGGAAGGTGCTTTGGCTAATGATTGGAAAATGGTCTTAGCTGGTATTGGAATGCTATT